CGCCGGGCGGGATGGTGTCCGGGGCTTTTGACTGTGCCGATATTATTGCCCGGATGCGGGATATCAAGCCCGTCTGGGCGCTGGCGAACGATATGAACTGCAGCGCAGGGCAGCTTATTGCCAGTTCCGCATCACGACGGCTTGTAACGCAAACGGCCAGAACCGGATCTATCGGCGTCATGATGGCGCACAGTAATTATGGCGCTGCACTGAAAACTAACGGCGTTGAGGTCACGCTGATTTACAGCGGCGATCGCAAAGTCGACGGCAATCCCTACGAAAAACTACCGAAGGACGTTCGCGCTGATTTTCAGACGCGTATCGATGCCACTCGTCAGATGTTTGCCGAAAAGGTTTCCGCTTATACCGGCATGTCAGTGCATGCCGTTCTGGACACCGAAGCAGCTGTCTTCTCAGGCCAGGAGTCCGTGGATAACGGTCTGGCGGATGAACTTGTTAACAATACCGATGCGCTCGGCGTGATGCGTGAAGCACTCGACAGACGTAAAAAAACAACCACTGGAGGAACTATGCCATCAACTTCTGCATTTGCAGCGACCAATCAGCCAACTGACCAGACAGCTACACAGACTACTGCACCAACTGAGCAGGTCACCACCGTTGACACAACAACCGCTGCCTTAACGGCCCCGGCAGACCTCAGCGCTCAGGTTTCGGCAGCCGTAGCCGCCGAGAACGGTCGCATCATGGGTATTCTGAACTGCGAAGAGGCAAAAGGTCGCGAATCACAGGCCCGCGCGCTGGCCGAAACTCCGGGCATGACGGTCGAGAGTGCGCAGCGCATTCTGGCCGCGGCGCCGCAAAGCGCCCAGGCGCGTACCGATACGGCGCTGGATCGTCTGATGGAAACCGCACCAGGCGCTCTTTCTGCAGGGAATGTCTCTGCTGAAGCCGGCGACGATTTGTTAAACACCCCCGTATAAGAGGCTAACATGTCAATCACTGAAGTATTTACTCATCACCAGCCGCTCGGTAACAGCGATCCGGCACACACTGCGTATGCACCGGGCGAACTGACAGCATCCACCCCGGCAATGACCCCGCTCATGCTCGATGCTACGTCAGTCAAGCTAACTGTTTGGGACGGCGAGAATGCAGGTGCAGCAACCGGCATTCTGGCGGTTACTGCTGACCAGAGCAGTGCAGAACTGGCATTTTATAAATCCGGTTCGTTCCGCATCGAAGATGTGCTCTGGCCATCTGCCGTTACCGACGAAAATATCAAGCGTAACGCGTTCGCCGGTACTGCGATCAGCATCGTTTAATCACCCTCAACTTTCATAAAAGCCGCATATGCGGCTTTTTTTACGGGAAAATTCTATGTCAGTGTACACAACAGCCCAGCTTCTGGCGGTCAATGAGAAGAAATTTAAGTTCGATCCGCTCTTCCTGCGCATCTTCTTTCGCGAAACTTATCCCTTCAGTACAGAAAAAGTCTACCTGTCGCAAATTCCTGGCCTGGTCAACATGGCTCTTTACGTGTCGCCGATTGTCTCCGGGAAAATAATCCGTTCCCGTGGCGGCAGCACGTCGGAATTTACGCCTAGCTATGTGAAGCCTAAGCACTTAGCATGGCTTTCTGAGGCTTTCGTATAGTTGCTGGTTTTTGCACCTAATTATTTGATAATTATGATTAAATTTTTCTGGCGCTTTCACTGGATTTTCCTCGTTTTCTGTGCGTTGCATTCACTTCTGTATTGCAACTTGTATTGCTTTTTGGGGGCTGAAAATGGCTGGTGAGAACAAATTGAGCGACAAGGCGCTTAAGGGGTATCTGGGAAAATCCAGAGAAAAACAGGTCACTGTAGCGGATGGAAAGGGTCTTTCCGTTCGTGTGAGCAAGAAAGGGGCTGTGAGTTTTGTTTTCTTCTACAGGTTAGCTGGTGGTCTGACAGCCCCGGTCTGGTTAACGCTAGGTAAGTATCCGGATATGTCGCTAAAACAAGCCAGGGAAAAGCGGGATGAGTGCCGGGCGTGGCTTGCAGAGAAAAGAGATCCCCGCATTCAGATAAAGATTCAGTCCGAGGAGCGTCTTAGGCCGGTTACTGTGCAGGACGCTCTCTGTTACTGGTACGAAAATTATTGCAAGGTTCGTCGCAAAACCCATGCTGTAACTCTGGGCCGTTTTCGAAAACATGTTTTTCCCTTTATCGGGCATCTGCCTGTAAATGACACTCATCTTTATGAATGGCTCGACTGTTTTGACCGGATTAAACGAAATGCACCTGTTATGGCCGCTTATGTATTTTCTGACACAAAACTGGCACTTCGTTTTTGCCGGGTTCGCCAGTACGCAATCTGCGATGCACTAAAGGACTTGCGCATGACTGATGTTGGCCAGGCGGCAGGTAAGCGTGATCGGGTTCTCGATGAGGCCGAGTTAGGGCAGCTCTGGGAAGCTATCTTTGTTGAACCTGATATCAAGTTAATGTCCGAATACGCTAGGAAAATGTTTGTTCTGTGCACGGTTTTCGGATGCCGCATGAGTGAGGCCCGGTTATCAGAATGGAAGGAATGGGATCGAAAAAACTGGGTATGGTCCGTACCAAAAGAACATTCAAAAACTGGAGTGGAAATTGTAAGACCAGTACCCGAAGTCCTGAGGCAGTGGATAACGGACGTCTACGAAGAAACAAAGCATTCCGGCTATGTGCTGGGTAGCCTGCGTATCAGGGAAAGCGTAAGCAAAATTGGTGGAAAAATTGGTAAGCGGCTGGGCCACGAAAAGCAATGGTCTCTACATGACCTCAGGCGAACGCTTTCAACCCATCTAAGTGATTTGGGCGTTGAGTTTCATGTCGTCGAGCAGCTGTTAGGCCACGCATTACCTGGTGTGGCGGGTATTTATAACCGAAGTAAATTTATGGCGAAGAAACTGGACTCGTTAGAACTCTGGATGACATACCTCAATAGCATCTCAGGTGCTGAGTCAAAAGTGACAATCCTCAAACAAAAGGCTGGTTAACATGAAAAAAATGGCAGTTGTTGATAAAAAGGGTCTCGAGTACATTCCTAACATTGACCGTATGATCCGTGAAAAAGAGTGTCGGGAACTGACTACTCTTGCGAACAGTACGCGCTGGAAGCTGGAGAAGGAAGGGAAGTTTCCTAAGCGTATAAAAATTGGTGCTACAGCCGTGGCATACCGTCTCTCAGAGATTCAAGCTTGGATAAGAGGCGATTGGATAAGCTAAATAAGGAGAAGTAATATGACAATGTGCGTTTATTGGAAAGATAAATCTAATAATATTCATATGGCAACTGATTCTCGGTTAAGTAACGGGGTGTCTGTTCTCGATCATTGCTTGAAAATATCTAAGCTTGATTGTGAGGTACATGAATGCAACGATATAAGTGGCGAGGGTAAAGTATTTGTAAGAAAGATTAACCTCGCCATTTCTTTTTGTGGTGGATTTGTTAGTGCCTATACGATTAAAGAGAGTCTTACTGAAATCCTAAATCAAATGGTTCTTTTTCCTGATTCATCACATATTTCTATGGACTTGATAACCGATGTGGCTTTGATGGTTTATGATAAGGTGGTAAGGGCTGCTGTTGAGTATTCCAACGGTAAATCAGGCGCTTGCTTTTTTTATATTGCTGGTTTTTGCCCGAAAACTAATGAAATGGAAATGTATAAGTTAGGTGTTAGGGCGAATCCATCCCGAGATGGGTTTGATTGTTTTAAAGAAAAGTGTTTTCAAACTAATGATTATATTATAGATGGAAGTGGGGCTGCATTTTTAATGGAGACCGATACGCTGGATAATCATTTTAAAAAAGCTTATTCTATTAATCAACAAATGCCATTGCTCGATTTATTGCTTTCAGTGATTAATAATAGTGCATGTGATACTGTTGGTGGCGCGATACAATATGCTAAATGTGATCCTAACGATAATGTTTTATTTTCGATGTATGAAAATGATAATGGTCAAATAAGATATATGCGTGGTGGTGTTGATTTAAATAAGTTGACTGATGAATGCGCTGCACAAGGGGTAGTAATTGAAGCTAAAATGATTGGGAAGCAATGATGAAAGATATAGATGGTGTTAATGAAGTTTTAGAAGTAATGAAACCTCACATGAGTAGTATTGAGAAACATTTTACAGAAATGAACGATATGTTTCTCGGTCTTATAAATCAACCGCATGATTACATTGGGCGAGTTTTGAAATGCCATCTTGTTGTTGAACATTTTTTGACTAAGTTTCTACATGATTATTATAAAATTGAAAGGCTTGATAACCTCAAGTTGCGTTTTGCTCAGAAAGCCGAAATGATTCCCCAAAATGGTCTGAGTGCTTCGTTTGTAAGGCCAGGCATAATACAATTAAATAGAGTGCGAAATAAATGCGGCCATGATTTAAACTCTAGCATTGAAAGGCATGAAGTTTCGTCTATTTATCAGGTGCTTGAGATATCAAGGAAAGGATTGAAATTTGATGATCCTGTGAATGCGATTGAAGCTTTCACACCAATCGCATGCGCTTTTCTTTCTTTACCGCCACCAGAGCTTCAAGAAGTTTTTATTGATGCCTTTAAAGCGATTTCTACTTACGACCCAGAATGATGACTATGAGACATCAATATCTTTTGTGATGTCTCGTTGATTTAACTCTTTCCGTACAATTCTTTTTAGCCATGCAGAGAGCGTCTCATCACCGTCTTCTTTCATGGCTTTAACCATCGCTTCTTCTAAAAATGGGTCTACTCGAAAAGCTATTTGCTTGTTGCCTTTAGGCATTTTTGTGTTTGACATGTGTCTGACACTCGGCGTAATCTTTTGTGTGTGACAATGTACAACGCATGTCTGACATTTGTAAATAGCGAAGCCCTGTGGTGCGCCAACACCAAGCAGGGCTTCTAACCAAACCGTTAACTGGAGTAACGACTATGGCTGGAACACAGCATACCCAAACTCACCCCAAATTTACATGGCTATTCCTTGGCACTCCTAATGACCACGTCTGCGCACCCGTAGTGCTGCGCACCGTCGCCGACACTGAAGATACTGCCCGCGCTGCGTTCTGCGGCTGGAAGTTAACCTTTGCCGCAAAAATTCGAACCGAAAGCCCGCTTTCAGTGTCGTTTATGGACCCTGAAAACCAAATTCTTTGGAGCATTCTGGGTAGCGATCCTTACAGCGGGGATGCTGTGCCAATGGAGGTGCGTCATGCATAAGTCCGACTTACCCGAAGATTACGAGATCCGCGTACTGGTGACGGTCAAAAACGGTCAGGTTACAGAGCGCCGCCTTCCTCTGAATGAAATCGTGGCCACACCTGAAGGTTTTATCCAGGCAGTTCGTCAGGCTGCTGATGCACACGGTTTAACTGCTACCGACAAGGAATAAATCTCATGGTGAAAAAATTAAATCGGGCACAGCCCGAGGGCATCGTTCAACCAAAAATCGAACTTAACAGCCGCTGGAAAGATTCTCGCGGGGAAAAAATTGCAGTCACAGGCGTAACGGATAGCCGTATTACGTATGTCCGGGATGGATACTCCCATGAGTGTGTTTTTTCTGAGTATCGGTTCCGAAATGAATTTATTTACCTTCCTGAGGAAAGCCGGGAGTGGCAGGAGGCCGTAAAAGAAAATGGGCGTAAAAAAATCGCTGCGCTGCGATCTTCTCTGCCGCTGAGTGTTGGATCTGACGGATGGGACAAGGGGCTGAAATGAAAAACGCACCGAACCTGAAACATCAGCCAAAGGAAAAATTCACTGAGGCAGTTATCTTTGCCGGGTCTGATGCATACGCACATGCCAGGGGATGGGAAGAGGGGCTTGGTAAACAGATCGCCGAAGACACTGTCCCTCCCGTTTACCTTGGGCCAAAGCAGCTGGCAGAGCTCGATAACCTGCGCATTGTGGATGACGGCCGTCGTGCCGCGCGCATATATCTGGCCGGAAATATTGAGCCTATCCAGATTAATAATATTGCCGAAAAACTGGCTCTGGCTGGTGTGCAGGATGCCAAATTGTACAAAGGTATTCCCGACCAGGAGCCGGAGGACTGGAGAGAATATCTTTCCCGTCTGCGCGAACAAATTGAAGTCTCTGCGAGGGAGGTGTCATTGCGGCACAGTTTACCGTTAAGCGTGGGATCTGATGGGTACGATCAGGAGCAGGATTATACGTTAAAGAGTTATCTCCCCTCTAATAGCCTGAGCAGCATATACGGCCCTAGCGGTTCGTATAAAAGTTTTCTGGCGGTTTCCTGGGCTTGCCACGTTGCAGCCGGGATGAAGTGGGCTGGAAAGTCAGTATCAGCTGGCGCCGTGATGTACGTAGTGGGTGAAGGTGGTATTGGCGTCCCGCGGAGAATAAAGGCGTGGGAGAAAAAGCATGGTGTGAAACTGAATAACCTCTATCTGGTCAACCGTCCGGTTTTCCCAGTTCGCCGTGAGGAAATGCAGGAGATGATCAAAGCTGCGCGTGATGTTAAGTCCAGAACGGGGCAGCCGGTTCGTCTGATTGTCGTCGATACGTTGGCACGGTGCTTCGGTGGTAATGATGAAAACGATGCTCGTGATATGGGGGCGTTTATCGAAGGCTGCGACGTCATCAAGCGTGAGACTGGCGCCACGTTGCTGGTGGTGCATCATTCAGGAAAAGACGATACCAAAGGCGCACGAGGTTCCAGTGCTTTCAGGGCAGCTTTGGATGCAGAATTTAACATTCGCCGCGAAGGTGACGGCGGAGCGATAATTCTGACCTGTACGAAGATGAAGGATGCGGAAGAGCCTAAACAGGCCGCATTCGATTTGCGCCCGGTGGAACTGTTTACGGATCGCGATGGAGAACTTATTTCTTCGCTGGTCGTTGATGATGTTCCTAGAGAGGCAAAAGGAGTAGATCCTGAGTTGGTAGGGATAGCGAAGTTAACAGGTAATCATATGGCTCTATGGCAAGCTATCCGAAGTAGAACAATGCAAGGTGAACCTTGTACCAGGGCTGTTCTGCGCGATGATTTGAAAGCGACGGGCACTGATACTAAGCACTTTAGCCGCTGGGTTCAAAAGTTGGTTGATGATGGATTAATTATCCAGAATGGTGACGTATTAACGATACAATCGTTAAGAGAAGTGGGTTAACAAGTGGGTAGTAAGTGGGGAGGACTGGGAAACCCCGTCTGTTTTCCCCACTTTGCGCCTATATACTTGGACAAAGTGGGTAAAAATGCTCTAACCCGCGTCAGTACTGGTTTTAGCGGGGGTAGTCTAAAATGCTGGTGGGTTGTAAGTGGGAAGCGAACTAAGTGGGGAGGATGTGGGGATTATGAAGGAAGGAACAACTCGTACTGTAGTTGATGAATCATTTGTTCAGTTTTTTAATAGTTTTCATTCGATAGCTGAAAAAACTTCTGGCACTTTGGCATTAGCCATTATTCAGTGTTTGGTAATGGCGGCTGCTGTAGTAAAAAAAGGCCAGGTGCATGGGGTAATGTATTGGGGCTTAACATTTGTTGCCTTAGTTTCTACGCTGGGGTTCTTTGTATGCTTTCTTTCCATAATTAATGTGATTGCAAAACAAGACAATTGTGGTAGGTGGATAAAATCCCTGATTTTTTCACTATACATATCTGCCTACATAGGGACGTTATTATCCGCTATAGCAACAATCATTTCACTGAATGGTTAATATTTTATGAATCAGTTAATAGAGATTAAAAACCGCCTAGAAGTAATCGAACAGGCGCTTAACGAACAGTATCCACGCTTTAAAGCAGATCCCGACATTACAGGAAAGATAACAGACCTGAAGGACTATGTTCAGGAGGAACGTAAGAGGATTCAGAAACAGAAGGCGCGGGGAGAATTGACTGAGTTTGAATCAGCCTTCATTGAGCCAGCCATTAACGATGTGTATCTGTCATCGCTCGATAAAATCAGACGAGGTTCAAAACCAAGTAGTAGCGTAAACGACCATATTTTCGATACCTCATCCACACTAAGTTACTGGTTACATGCAATTAGTGATTTTGAGGCTAAACACCAGGTTGAATAAATGCATAAAAAGCGGGCCGCACTCAGGCCCGCTTTGGCAATTATCGATTTTTTACATGGTGTTATTTGGAGGAAATAACGGAGTTGACGATAGCAGATATATAAGGCGCTGAAATTATACCAGGTCAACTTTATACATTATTGCACTCCATTGCACACCGTTGCATACATTCAATACCGCTTTTGCAGTGATAGCATTATCCCTGCAACGAACTCTATTCGATTTTTTAGTGAGGTAAAATATGCCAGGTTTATACACGCCAGCGGCACTTGTCCGAGTTGTTAGTGCCGAGGATATCCAGAAGCAACTCAAAACTCTATTCACTGATTTATTCTTTACCCGCGCAGTAACGTTCGAAACGCGCGATATCATACAGACACGATTGACGACCCCAATATTCCGATCGCAGCATTCTGTTCGCCAATGGTAGGCAGTAAGGTGGCACGCGATGAGGGTTATGAATCGAAATCTATCCGTCCGGGGTACATGAAACCCAAAAGCAGCATTGATCCGAATAAACTGGCCGTCCGTCCGGCGGGTGTAACCCCTGAGCAATACAGCTCGCTCGATGCCCGAAATATTAAAGTTAAACAGGCCATTCTGAAGCAATCCATTGCTATCCGGGCGCGTATTGAATGGCTGGCTGTTCAGGCTGTTACTACCGGGAAAAATATCATTGAAGGAGAAGGGATCGAACGCTACGAACTGGACTGGAATATCAAATCCCAGAACATGATCACTCAGGCTGGTGGCGCTGCATGGTCAGGTAAAGACAAAGCGACATTTGATCCAAATGACGACATTGAAACCTACTCAGAACTGAGCGAAGGTGTTACTAATATCATCATTATGGGCGGGAATGTTTGGAAGAAATACCGCTCATTCAAAGCGATCAAAGATGTACTTGATACACGTCGCGGCTCTAATGCCCAGCTTGAAACCGCACTGAAAGACCTGGGCGATTCAGTGAGCTTTAAGGGCTATATGGGCGACGTCGCAATCGTCGTTTACAGCGGTCGCTATACCGACGAAGACGGCACAGAGAAATATTTCCTTGATCCTGATTTGATGGTGCTGGGTAACACTGCGCTACAGGGCATTGTGGCTTATGGTGGAATTCAGGATCCCGAACTCATCCGCATGGGCATCACCAAAGCAGAACTTGCGCCCAAGAATTACATCGTACCTGGTGACCCGGCGATTGAATATGTCCAGACGCATTCCGCACCGCAACCAATCCCGGCCCGCATTAACCGTTTTGTCACCGTTCGTGTGGCTTAAGGAGCATTTATGACTGCAAATTACATTGAGCTGGTGGCCGGCACTGAAGCGCTGGTATCTACGCTGGGGATTTTTGCTGGTGGGAAAGGCGTAATCCCTGCGCTGACACCGCTGATGCAGGATGCGACTACTGGTGCTCTGGTTGCATGGGATGGCGTTGAAGCAGGGCAAGCTGTTTATGTGTCCTGCTTCAGCGTCAATACCGCAAGCCAGACACAGGCGCAGGTCTACAAGACTGGTGTGCTTAATGTCGATGCACTCAACTGGCCCGAAGAGGTTACAACCCTCTCGGCAAAGATTGCCGCCTTTGTCGGTTCCGGTATTTCTGTTCAACCTCTGGCGTATGTGTGAGGAGCTAACGATGAAAGTTAAAGACAATAGCCTGATGGCAACCGCCGATGCTCTCTATCCGGATTCGGTAGTGAAGGAGCTGCAGGAGCTCGCAGACAAAATGAATATGAGTGAGCGCTTGGTTGATATGAATCAGGTGATAGAACTCACCACACTGAGCCGCCGTACATTGCTCAACCTCGAAGCTCGAGGTGAGTTTCCGGTCCGTGTACAGGTTACTGAAGGGCGTAAAGCATGGTATCTGAGCGAAGTTATCGAATGGATCAATAACATTCCTCGCTGCTCTGAAACATGTCAGGTCCCTGTACCCGTCAAACCAGATGCATCACTATGCCTCAAGGCTGAGCGAGTTCGCCGACAGGCCCAGAACGGCAAAAGCAAGCTGATCTGTTAGTTGAGCGAGCCCGATTGACCCGGCGAAGGTGCGCGGGTCCTTTCGGGCAGTTTGACTTACTACGGGGCGGCGACCTCGCAGATTCTTGCTATTCACGAGAATTTTCGATTTTTTTCCGTTTCTGTTCTTCTTCAGTTTATCCTTATGTTTTTAAAGGAAAACAGCATAAAAAGAAAAGAAATGTTAAAGCCTTAAACACGGTCATTTCCTGATTGATGCTTCCTTTCTCATTTTTATGTAAAAAAGTAAGCATTGAGGTCACCAAAAACGCTTATAGAGTTTATGGTATCAACATTCTTGCTGTTCAGGACTTACGGTAGTAAGGCATCCTGGTTGCTCGCGGTTTAGGCGAATGATGTGAGGTTTTTCAAGGGTTGATACTGGAAGAGACTACTGATAAATTCTGAAATAGATGATTTTCGATACAGTTGCTCATCAAATGAATAATAAGTGGATTGAAACTTAGGCGTGATAAGAATCGATCACACCTAAGTTTTTTATCTCGCTAGGATTTTAGGTAGGGTTTTTAAAAACACTTCTTTATTTCTACTTGTATCTGTTAGAAGTGTTAAGAATATTTTGTCTGTAGGGGCGCATGTGCTTTTGTTTAACAGCAATTCACCCAGTTTCTGTAATCGAGAAAATTGTCCATCCTCTTGGATTCTATGACGAAGTGTATTATCATTTTTAATAACATCAACAAAAACAGAAACCATGTTAATATCGAAGTGTTCGAACATTTCCAATATTAAGGGGGCTGCACCATTTGAATAAAAATTCTTTCTTCCGTACTGATAGCTAACGCCACGATAGCCAACATAAGTTTTGGTAATAGCTGAAACAAATTCAATAATATTATCTTCTGGAACGAAACTCGAGAAAGGTAATAATTGGGTTACAGCTTTTTCCTCTTCCGACCAATTATCTAAAGACTCTGTAAGCTTGTTAATAAGAGGCTCAATGATAACTTTTCGGGATGCGGGGCTAATATACATCAGGCCATCTACCAATAATATGAATTGTTGTGCCTTCTCAATCTTACTGTTGTTTCCTGAAACTAAATATTTGTCGAATTGTTGGCCGACTTTACGGCGATCTTCTTTAGAAAGCAATGCCCATAAAATAGGCGCGCAAAACTCAATGTTGTTTCTCAATTCACTTGATATATTGGCTGAGCAGTATGTGCCAAAGAAGCGTGAGGATAATTCACTGATATAGATTTCGGGTAAGTCTGAAAAGGCTTGATTAACTGCCAGACTATTTTTATTAAATGTTGCTGAATCCATTTCTGAAAGATATGTTGCTATATCTATAATGGCTGGTGGGAACTCTTTAGAAAGAACGTATTTATTACAATCATTGATTAAGTTCACTACTTTTATTAAATCAGGATCACTACTTTGTGGGTGTCCACCAAATAAATTCCTAGTATCTCTCGCTTGCTGTAACAGTTTCTGACCTTCTCGGTCGATAACCCCTATTTTGAAAGCTCCATCTATCAAATCAAAGTCATTCACATAATCCTGAAAATCTTCATACGTTTTAATTTCTTTTTTTTGTTTACACTCTTTGTTGAACAGATCCAGGCTACGATGAATTATCTTTTTACGTAAATCATCAACAACAGCATTCCAGTAGGCAGTGATGGCACTTCTATAACCTTTTACAGGAAGAACTCTTATTGCCTCTGAAATGTATGGGCAGTCAACTACATCTTGCCTCACAGTTGAGAGTGCTGTTTGTAACAATGTAACCTCTGTAGGATTGAGTGGAACTGGCGGCACTAAATGTGAACTTATCTCCGTACCCTTCATTTCAGTCTTTTCCTATTCTTTTCCATTTTTTTCTACTTTATTGAATCTGAAAAAGATATCAAGATAGTTCTTGTCAGTTTTTCGTGGAAAAGTTGACTTCACATTATCGAGATAAAATAATTCTATTTAACTCGTTGTTATTAAATGCTTTTTCTGATCCTGGGGTTCAGGGCCAAGGAGTTAATCGACTGCTCATAGTGAAACAGTTTCTGGTTCCTTACAGATGAGCATAAGGTTAAGAGTTCTTACTTTGTATTGCACAGTGTATTGCAGAACTCTCTTTCAAAAGCTACAACAATCAATTTTCCATAGATAATTCAATCACATCCTTTCCATATTGACTCATATAGCCTAAGCATGAAGTTAACCCGCTGATGACTCTTCGCCGCCTGCCTGATGAAGACCCACAAAATCTGGCCGACCCTGCCTATCGCCGCCGCCGCATCATCCTTCAAAACATGAAAGATGAAGAGCTGGCGATTGCACAGGTGGAAGAGAAGCAAGCTATTGAAGCTGTGCTCTATGGGAAATACACCATGAGCGGAGAAGCATTTGAGCCAGTAGAAGTCGATATGGGCCGCAGTGCCGGTAACAACATCATCCAGGCGGGTGCAGCTGCCTGGTCCTCTCGCGACAAAAAAACGTACGACCCGACCGATGATATTGAGGCGTACGCGCTCAACGCCAGCGGCACAATCAACATTATTGTGTTCGATCCGAAGGGCTGGGCATTGTTCCGCTCTTTCGACGCGGTGAAGGAAAAATTGGATACACGTCGCGGCTCTAACTCCGAGCTGGAAACCGCTCTGAAAGACCTGGGTGAAGCCGTTTCTTATAAGGGCATGTACGGAGATGTGGCCATTGTCGTTTACGCAGGCCAGCTTGTTGAAAATGACGTCAAAAAGAACGCTCTGCCAGACCTGACAATGGTGCTGGGAAATAC